CCCTCGCGCACATCGCCGCGAAACCCTGGAGGTCCGAACGTGTGGCTCTGCCAGGACGACCACCGAAGCCGATCGAGGTCAAGCGCCGCACCGGTAACCCCGGGAAGCGCAAGCTGCCGAAGCCGATCATCGCCCTCGAGCCCGTCCGCTCCGCGGCGCAGGTCGGCGAGCACGCCGACGGGCGCGCCTGGCTCCAGGCCGTCCTCGATGCCGGCGCGAGCACCTGGATTGGCCCGACCGATGAGGCGATGCTCCGCCTCGCGATGGAGCTGTGGGACGATCGCCAGGTAGCGCGGCAGGCGTGGCTCGCCGAGCCGACGAACGACGTCCTCCGCAAGAGCTACGAGGGTCTGACGGCGAGGCTGACGAGCGTCCTGTCCGCGCTCGGGCTCGATCCGGTCAGCCGCAGCCGGCTCGGCGTCGCCGCCGTCAAGGCGCGGACGAAGCTCGAAGAACTCCGCGCCCGCTCTGGCTGACGCCGGTCCCCGACGCGTGGGTCGCGGCGGGCGAGGGCGATCGGCTCGTCGAGTTCATCGAACACTACGTCCGGACCGTCAAGGCCAGCTTCGCGGCGCCGGCCGGCGAGCTGCTCCGGGTCCGCCCGTGGCAGCGGGCCATGCTCGGCCGGCTCCTCGCCAGGAACCCGGCGAATGGACGCCGGCGTCATCGCTACGCACTCATCGGGGTGCCGCGCAAGAATGGGAAAACGGCGATCGTCGCCGGTCTTGGGCTCTACGGCGTCCTCCTCGAGAAGCCGGGCGCCGAGGTCTACGCCGTGGCCGGCGACCGGGCGCAGGCCCGTCTCGTCTTCGGGACGGCCCGCCGTGCCGTCGAGCTCGACCCCGAGCTGTCGGGCATTCTGAAGCTCTACCGCGACGCGATCGAAGAGCCGACGACCGGGTCGGTCTTCCGGGTCCTCTCGGCGGAGGCGCCGCTGAAGGAGGGCCTCTCGCCGACGCTCACGATCGTCGACGAGGTCCACGTCATCGAGCGCGAGCTCTGGGACGTGTTCGCCCTCGCGATGGGCGCACGCCTGGACCCGCTCCTCGTCGGGATCACGACGGCCGGGGCCCGCTTCGACGCCCGCGGCGAGCCGACGCTCTGCTACCAGCTCTGGGATCGGGGCCGCCGGATCGCCCTCGGTGAGATCGACGATCCGACGTTCTACTTCGAGTGGTGGGCCGCACCGGACGACGCGGATCATCGCGACCCGGCGACGTGGGCGATGGCGAACCCGGGGCTCGGCGACATCTTGGACCCGGCCGACCTCGCCGCGGCGCTCGGACCGACGCCGGAGGCCGAGTTCCGGACGAAGCGGCTCAACCAATGGGTGGCCTCGGGATCGACCGCGTTCCCGGCCGGCGCCTTCGAGGCGTGCGCCGACGTGCAGGGCATCCCGGACGGGACCGACGTCGTCCTCGCCTTCGACGGCTCGTGGACGGGCGACTCGTCGGCGCTCGTCGCCGCCACGATCGCGGAGCGGCCCCACATCGTCGTGGCCGGCCACTGGGAGCGGCCGATCGACGACCTCCACTGGCGCGTCGATTCCGACGACGTCGCCGCCGCGATCCGCCAGGCGCTGGCGCGATGGCGGGTCCGCGAGATCGCCGCCGACCCGGCCTTTTGGGCGAGTCAACTCCGCGAATGGTCAGCAGCGGGCTGGCCGCTCGTCGAGTGGCCGAGCCACTCGCCGTCTCGGATCGTGCCGGCCTGGGCGGCGTTCTACGCCGCGGTCATGGAGCGCCGGCTCACCCACGACGGCAACCCCGCGCTCGTCCGGCACGCGGCGAACGCGGTCCTCAAGCAGGACCACCGCGGCGCCCGACCGGTGAAGGAGACCGACACATCGGCACGGAAGATCGACCTGCTCATCGCCGCGATCTTGGCCTACGACCGGGCGATCTGGCACGCCGGACAGCCCCGGCGCGCCAAGCCCTTCCTCGCCTGAGCGACTGGTGCGAGTGCCCCGAGCCGCTCACGGACGCGGATCTCGATCTCGATTTCGACGCCGAGGACGACCATGACCTTTGCTGGCGCTGCCACCGGCCAGTCCGTTAGCCTCCGGGACATGCTCGCCACCTGGCGGCAGTTCATGGGGATCGACGACGCCCCCATGAGCGATCTCGCGAGGATGCCTGCCGACGAGGCCTGGGTCTACCGCTGCCTCGCGCTCCGCTCCGATTTCGCCCGATCGGTGCCGCTCCGTGTCTGGGTCCGGACGCCCGACGGTCTGCGGCTCGCCGACGATGTCGGGGACGAGGCCGGCATAGAGCTCCGCACGCTCCTCGAGAACGTGAACCCGGTGAACTCGGACTGGGCCGACCTCATCGGCTGGACGATCACGAGCCTCGGGGTCTGGGGCGAGAGCTTCTGGGCGAAGGTCCGCGGCCAACTGACCGGCCGGCCGCGGGAGCTCTACTGGCTGCGTCCGTCCGACGTCGATCCGCAGGTCCGAGACGGCTGGGTCGTGGCGTGGCGCCTCCGTTCCGGGGTCCGGCAGATCAGCTACAGCCCGCGCGACCTCGTTATTGCCCGGCGGCCGAACCCGGCGAACCCGCTCCGCGGTCTCTCGCCGCTCTCCGCCGCCCGCCATGACGTCCGGGCGAGCGCGACCGCCGCCGAGGCGACGGCGGGCCTCATCAGCAACTGGTCGGTCCCGCCGGGCGTCTGGGTCCCCGACCAGGGCGCGGTCGTGACCGACGAGGACCGCCGGCTCATCACCCGGGTCCTTCGGGCGCTCCGCAAGCCGCAGAACCGCGGCCAGACGCCGGTCATGACCGTGCCGCTGCGGTGGCAGCAGGTGGGTCTGTCGCCGAAGGACGCCGACTGGCTTATGGCCCGCCAGGAGAGCCGGCTCGCGATCTGCGCGGCCCTCGGCGTACCGCCGATCCTCGCCGGTGGCGCGACGGAGGCCTCGGCGTACCGCCAGGCGATCGACGCGGAGCGGGTCTTCGCCCGGAACATGGTTGGCGAGCTCGAGCTTGTCGCCTCCGCGATCAACAGCTGGCTCGTCCCGGACTTCGACCCGGGTCACCGGCTCGTCGTCGGCTTCGACTACAGCGCGGTGCCGGCCCTGCAGCCGCCGTGGACCGAGCGGTGGAACGCCTGGATCAACGCTGTCGGCGCCCAGGTCGTCACGCCGAACGAGATGCGGGCCGAGTTCCGCCTCGGCGGCCCCGTGCCGTGGGGCGACCAGCCGACTCCGAAGGCCGCGGTGAGCCTTGCCGGTCCGCCGATGACCGGCGAGGCGCCGACCGTGACCGCTCCGACGATCAGCGGCCCCGGCGATGAGCCGGCCGACGACGTGAGCGTCGACGCCGCCGAGGCCCTCGAGGCGCTCGGCCGGTCGCTCTATCGCCAGCGCGCCGTCCGGGAGCACATCGACCGCGGCCGGCCGCTCGACGTCGAGGCGATCATCGCCGAGGGCATCCGCCGCCGGCGCTCGGCCCGGCAGATCGCCGAGGACATTCGGCGTGTACGCCCGTAACGAGGACCTGCCCGAGCAGGTCCGCACGAAGCTCTCGGATCACTGCCAAACGATCTTCCGGGAGGTCTGGAACCGGGCGTACAGCGACCACGGAGACGAGCAGCGGGCGTTCGCCACGGCCTGGACGGCCGGCAACGAGTGCGCCGCCTCGGAAAAGAGGGAGAGTCCGATGACCGATATCCCGGCCGTCCGGTTCGTGGACGGCTCCGACGACACGATCGAGGGCCTCGCCGTGCCGTTCGGCGTGGCCGACCTCTACGCGACCCGCTTCACCCCGGAGACCGATCTGGCGCTCGACTGGCTCCCCGAGCGGCCGGTCCTGTACGCCCACGGGCTCGACCCGGCCGTGCGCCACGATCCAGTCGGCGTCGCCCGCGAGGCCAAGGTGACCGACAAGGGCGTCTGGGTGAAGGCCCAGCTCGACAAGCGCCATGCCTGGTACAACGAAATCCGCCAGCTCGTCGAGCAGGGCGCGCTCGGCTGGAGCCACGGGACCCTGGAGTACCTCATCGAGGCGTCGCCGCCGGGTCCGGACGGCATCCGCGAGATCAAGCGCTGGCCGATCGTCGAGTTCACGTTGACGCCGGCGCCGGCGAACCCGGCTGCTCGGGCCTACGCCGCCCGCGATGCCGAGCCGATCCTGCGGATCGTGGCCGAAGCGCTCCGCGGCTGGCTCCCCGAGGGCACGACCGAGGGCGACCTCGAGGACGGCGACTTCGCCTGGCTGTCCGACGCGTACAAGCGCGGCGACGAGCCGCCGTCGGCCGGCCGCAAGCTGCCGTACAAGGCCCACGGCAAGGTCGACCCGAACGGCTGGCGAGCCGCCTGGACTCGGGCCCACCAGATGGCCGATTCGGACTTCGCCGGCGGCCCGAGCCGAGACGAAGTCATCCGGCGGCTCCTGCGAGACAAGCCCGAGGAGATCACGGTCTCCGAGGAGCAGCGCGAGGCCCCGCCGCTCCGCGAGGGCCGGCGCAACAGCGCCGCCGACCTGGCGCTCATTCAGCAGATCCACGACCTGGCTGTCCAGCTCGACGCCGTCTGCGGCGGCGCCGACGAGAACCAGCCCGACGAGCCAGAGACGGAGCCCGTCGACGAACAGGCCCGACCGGCTGAGGCCGGCCGCGAGGCGCCAATGACGATCCAGATCGTTGGCGGCGACCTTGCGCCCGTGCGGACGCTCCTGGCCGAGCTCGTTCGGCTCGAGCTCCAGCGGAGGCTCGGCATCCGATAAACCGCGGCCATCGCGGCCGCCCGGGCGCGCTCCGAGATGCGAGTGAGGGCGCGTTCGGTCTCCCCTACTCGCGGGAGGTCATCCCCCCATGGAACTCACCGTCGACCAGCTCAAGCAGCTGGTCACCGAGGCGGTCGGCGCCGCCGTGCGCGAGGCCGACCAGCCGAAGGCGGAGGACCGGCCGCCGGTCGCCGCCCCGAACGTCAACTTCAACCGCCCGATCCGGCCGTCGATCTCGCGGGCGATCCTCGCGATGCGCGACGGCAACTGGGATCGGTTCCCGGTCGAGCGCGACATCTTCCGCGACGCGGCCCGGGAGGTCCTCGGGCTCTCCGACGAGGTCCCCGCGACGAACCCGGTGATCCCGCTCGGCCCGATCGCCGCGTACCGCGTCCTCGAGGCCGTCGGGGCGAAGGCGACGGTCACGCCGGCCGTCCGGGAGTGGGCGATCCGGGCCATGGGCGAGGGCACGACCGCCGCCGGCGGCGCGCTCGTCCCGCCCGAGTTCCTCCAGGAGGCGTTCACCTGGGCCATCCTCGGCCCGATCGCCTTCCGGAACGCCCCGGGCGTCGACGTCATCCCCGTCAACAGCAACGTCGTCTACTTCCCGCGGGAGACGGCGGTCCCGGCTTCCGCTGCGGCTGCCGAGGCCGCCACGCTCACCGCGACGGACGCGACGTTCGCCCAGCAGTCGATCACGATCCAGAAGCAGTACGCGTACGCGCAGTTCAGCAACGAGCTCCTCGCGGACGCGAACCCGGCGTTCGACACCTACATCGCCCGGACCCTCACCCGGTCGCTTGCCCGCTTCCAGGACAAGCAGTACCTCGAGGGCAACGGCACGGCGCCGAACGTCCTCGGGCTCGGCTCGTACTCGGGCCTCACGACCGGGTACACGGCCAGCGCGAACGGCGACAGCTACAGCGCCTCGGGGGCCCCGGACAAGCTCATCGACCTCGTCTTCGCCCTGCGGAGCGTCGGGGTCGAGCCGAACGCCTGGATCATGCACCCGCGGACGCTGCAGTCCCTGGCCAAGGTCAAGGACAGCTCGGGGCGGTACATCCTGGAATCGGTCGGCGGGACCTTTGGTGCGCCGGTGGTGCCGGCGTCCGGGAGCCTCACGACGAACTCGTCGGGCGCCGTCCCGTCGCCGTTCCGGGCCATGCTCCTCGGCTACCCGGTCCTGCTCTCGGATCAGATCCCGATCAACGAGACGCAGGGGTCGTCCAGCAACGCGACACACATCTACCTGGGTGATTTCAACTTCGCCCGGGTCCTCGAGCGGCAGGGCATCGAGCTCGCCACGAGCCCGCACGTCGCCTTCACGACGGACCAGACGGCGGTCCGGGCGATCGCCCGCTCGGCGATCGTTCTGCTCGCCCCGGCGGCCTTCGTGAAGCAGGGCGGGATCATCCCGTAAGCACCGAGTAGCGCGCCCGGGGGCGGTACGCCGCTCCCGGGCGCTTTCTCTGCGAGGTCGCCATGGCAATCGGCTCCTACGCCTCGCTCTCGCACGTCAAGCAGCGGATCGGGATCAGCGGCACGACAGACGACGCGCTCATCCAGCGCCTCTGCGACGAGGTGAACACCTGGATCGAGACCGTCTGCGGCCGGCCGATCGCCCCCGATCCGACGACCGTCTACACCGCGGACGGATGGGACGCCTCCGAGGACGGGCGCGTCCTTTACTTCCCCCGCGGCATCCGGAGCCTGTCGCAGCTCGAAGTCGCGCCGCACACCGGCGCCGCCTACGTCGTCGTGCCGGCGACGGACTACTTCCTGCGACCGACACCGAACGACCGGCCGCCCGGCTGGCCGGCCTTCGAGGTCCACATGACGAACATCCCATCGGCCGGCAACCTCTATCCCCGCTTCTTCCGCGGCTACGACACGATCCGGCTGACGGGCCTCTTCGGCTGGGATGCGATCCCAGCCGACCTCGTCCTGGTCGCCGAGCAGCTCGCCGTCAACCTCTACCGCGAACGGGCCGCCGGCGGCACCGACAGCGTGACGATCGGAGAGGACGGGACCCGGACGATCAGCCGGCTCCTGTCGACCCGGGACTGGCAGACGATCAGCCGGTACCGGATCAAGACGGCGAGCTTCGTCTGATGGGCCTCGGCGATCTTCGCGCCGCCCTCGCCGCTCGCCTCGCGACCGCGTCGGTCAAGCAGGTCTACGCCCGACCGCCGGAGGTCCCGGCACAGTCGCCGGCCGTCGTCGTCGGCGAGATCACCTGGACGGTCGTGCCGGGCGAGCGCGAGGTCTCGCACTACACCGCGACCGTCGAGGTCTGGGTGTCGCGCCTGTCGACCGACGACGCCGCGATCGCCCTCGCCGAGACCGTCGTCGAGGAGATTCGCGCTGCCCTCGCCGGCGCCGTTACGCTCGGCGGCTCCGTGGCCCACGCCTTCGTCACCGGCGGCACCGGCAACCGCTGGTTCGAGGTCGGCGGCGCGCTCTGGCTCGTCACGAGCCTCGTCGTCGAGGCCACCGTCCGCCAAACCCGAGGGTACGCGCCATGACGAAGACCGATTGGGTCTACCTGGTCCCGACCGGCACCGCCGATATCCCCGGCGTGCCGCTCGTCCCGCTCCGCTGCACGCCGGCCGAGGCCGACGCCTTCCTGCGCTGGTCCCCACCGGCCTTTGCGGTCGCCGATGGTCCGATCGACGGCGCCGTCCGGCCGCATCCCGACCACGTCCGAGCCTTGAGGGAGGTCCCCGAAGATGCCAGCCCCGATCATTCCGCTCCAGGTCGTCCAGCAGGGGGTTGAGACCACCCGCGGGACGGCCGTCGCTGCCACCGCGGCGCTCGACTTCGAGCCCGGTTCCGCGACGCTCCAGATCGAAACCGAACAGCTCTTCGTCCGCCGCGCAGGATCGCTCGCCACGGCCCACCGGGCGTACACCGTCCGCCAGACCGGCAGCGTCCGGCTCCGGCAGCCCGTGACGTACCAGTGGCTGCCGACCTGGCTGAACCTCTTCCTGGGGCCGCGAACCTCCGGTACGGGCGCCGGCGCCGACAAGACGTGGGCGTTCGACTCGACGGTCGTATCCGACTCGGCGGACAACCTCAGGTCCTTGACCCTCGAGGTCGGCGGCCGCGACACCTGGCCCGGCGAGTTCCGGCTCGCCGGCTGCATGGGCAAGCGCCTCACGCTCGACATCGTCCAGAACGCCGTCTGGATGGCCGACGTCGAGCTCATCGGCGGGACGCTCACCCAGGCGGCGAAGACCGCCGCGATCAACCCGCTGTCCGGGCTCGTCGACATCCTCGGCGCCACGACGAAGGTCTACGTCAACTCCGCCGCCAGCGCCTTCGGCACGACCCAGCGCGCCGGCATCGTCGTCTCCGGGCAGGTCACGATCGAGGTCGGAACCGACCGGCGCTGGACCCTCGACAGCTCCGTCACGCCGTCGCGGCTCGGGGTGTTCGGGCCGCGGGTCGTCTCCGCCCAGCTCGTCGTCGAGTTCGATGCGATCGGGGACTTCACTGCCCTCCAGGCCGCGAGCGCCCAGCGCGTCCGGATCGAATCGGTCGGCCCGACGCTCGGGAGCTCGGCGTACAAGGCGACGCTCGACCTGCCCGGCGTCTGGGAGGCCCTCGAGTTCGGCGAGGACAACGGGGTCGTGACCGCGACGCTCCGGCTCCACGGGATGTACGACACCGGCCCGGCGGCCGACATCGCGGCGGTCGTCGTGAACGACCGCGCCGCGCTCCCGTGAGGGCTCGCGTCAGCCGGCCGACCGTCATCCTCGAGGGCCCGATCTTCACGAAGGAGGCCGGCCTCTCCTGGCTCGCGAACGTCCGGGCGCTCATGGACGAGGTCGCCCGGATCGGCCAGGAAGACGTCGTCGCGCAGATCGCCGCGATCCCGCCGCACGGCATCCGGACGGGCCGAACCCGGGCCCGCATCCGCGGCCGGACCGAGAGCCTGCGCAAGAAGCGCTGGCAGTACAACCTCGTCATCTCCCCCGACACCTCCGGACTCGACGCCGACCAGGCCAAGTCACTCCTGGCCGCGGCGTCCGAGATCGAGTCGCGCCACAAGGTCTTCCGCCGCACGAAGGCCCGGCTCCTCCGGGCGATCCGGGCCCAGCGAGACATGACCCGAGGGATGAACTGATGGACCGTCGCTACGAGATCGAGGTCGAGGGTCATCGGCTCGTCATGGGACCGATGACCGCTCGGGACGTCGTCGCCCTCCTCCGGGGGCAGATGGACGCCGCGGACCAGATCGAGCTGATCGTCCGCGGCTGCATCGAGCACGACCTGCCGGGCGACCTCCTCGACGCACCCTGGGACTTCGTCGAGGCCGTCGGACAGGCCTGGCTGACGGCCGTGCGGGAATCCGCCCTCCCCCCTCAGCGCGGGCGGCGGTGACCGCGGCCCTGCGCGGCGCGCAGGTGCCGGTGCCCGGCTCCGTCGCCCTCGAGGCCCTCGCCCGGCGCTGGGGCGTTCCGCCGTGGCAGCTCGCGGAAGCGCCCGACGCCGATTGGCTTCTGCTCGGCCTCGAACTGATCCGCCTGGAGGCTGAACACCGTGGCTAACGTCGTCCGCATCCGCGGCGTCTTCGACGACGGCATCAGCAAGGCCGTCGGCGGCCTGCAGGGCCAGTTCCACAAGCTCGAGGACGCCGTCAAGTCGCGCGATCTCAAGGCGGTCATGACCGGCGTCGGCCTCGCCGCCGGCGCCAAGGCCTTCGACCTCCTCGGCTCGGCGATCTCCGGCGCCGGCGACTTCATGAAGCAGTCGATCGAGGCCGCCAGCGACCTCAACGAGTCGCTCAGCAAGTCCCGGGTCGTCTTCGGCGCCTCCGCCCGCACCATCGAGGAGTGGGGCCGGACGATGGCCGAGGCCGGCGGTCTCTCGACTCAGGCGGCCGTCGAGGCCGCGGCCACGTTCGGCAACTTCCTGACCTCCCTCGTCGGCTCCCGCCAGAAGGCGGCCGAGATGAGCATGCAGCTCGTCCAGCTCGCCTCCGATCTCGCGTCGTTCAACAACCTCGACCCGACCGAGGTCCTCCAGAAGCTGCGCTCCGGACTCTCCGGGGAGGCCGAACCGATGCGCTCGCTCGGCGTCTTCCTGAGCGAGGCGAAGGTGAAGGCGAAGGCGATGGAGATGGGCCTTGCCGACGCCCACGGCGAGCTCTCCGAGGGCGCGAAGGTCCTGGCGCGCTACCAGATCATCATGGAGGAGACGAAGACCGCCCAGGGCGACTTCGCCCGGACCGCCGACGGTCTCGCGAACAGCCAGCGGCGTCTCAACGCCGAACTCATCAACGCCCAGGCCGCCCTCGGCGAGAAGCTCCTGCCGGCGCAGCTGATGGTGACGAGGGGCCAGATCAGCCTCATCGACGGCGTCATGACGCTGAACTCGACGTTCAACGCGCTGACGCGCTCGGGCGACCAGTCGGCCGACTCGCTGCGCGACCAGGCGACGGCGCTCGCCGTGGCGAAGGTGGCCACCGATGCGCTCGGCCTCCGCATGGAGTTCCTCAACGACCTCATCCGCGACCGGCTCCAGCGCGAGCAGGAGCTGCGGCAGTCGCAGGAGGCGACCGAGCGGGCGGACCAGGCGGCTGCGGCCCGGCTCCAGGGGCTGGCCGACGCGTACCACAAGACAGGGCAGCAGGCCGACGACGCCGCGGCCAGCGCGAGCAAGCTCCGGCGCCAGACGAAGGACGCCGCCGTCACGGCCAAGGACGCCCGAGCCTCGTGGGAGGACCTCGGGGCGGCGATCTCGGAGGCGATCTTCGGGCCCGCGATCCTCGCCGGCCGGGAAGCCGGACTGCAGCGGCGGCTCCGCGAGATCAAGGACGAGATGCGCAAGGAGCGGGACCCGCTCCGGATCAAGGAGCTCAAGGGCGACCTCGCCGACACCCAAGCGCAGCTCGTCGAGACCCGGCTGAAGCTCGCCCTCCTCGGCGATCAGACGGCGAAGGACAAGCTGCGCCCGTGGGTCCAGGGCTTGCTGGACGACACCTCGAAGCTGAATGAGGAGACGAAGAAGCTCGTTCAGAACTTCGCCCGGCTCATGGGCCTGTCGGCACAGGTGTCCGGGATGCCGACCCCCTTCACCGTCCGAGCCCGCCAGCACGGCGGCCCGGTGACAGCCGGCCAGGCCTACCTCGTCGGTGAGCGGGGGCCCGAGCTGTTCGTCCCGGCGATGTCGGGCCGGATCATCGCGCACGCGCCCGCCGGCGGACCCGACCGCGTCGTCGTCCACACGCAGATCAACCTCGACGGTCGCCGCCTCGCCGAGGTCGTCGACGAGCATCTCGGCTGGCGGTACGCGACCGCGGCTAGGACGACCCGACCCGTCTGATGGCCGTCACGCTCACGATCAACGGGGTCAACCGGACCGGCCTCGTCGATCTCACCTCCATCGTCTGCACACTCCCCGGAGCGAACATCTCCGGGGAGTGTTCGTTCGTCTTGGACGACACATCGCGCCAGGTCACGCTCGCGGCGCGGCAGACGGTCGTCATCGCGGACGGTGCGACGACGCTCTGGCGAGGGCTCATCGCTGCGTTCCGGGCCGAGGTCATCGCCGGCGGCATGCGCCGCTACCGCGTCACTGCCCGGGACTACGGGATCCTCCTCGACGACGATGCGACGATCAACACGACGTTCGCTGCGGGGACGACCGAGCAGACGGTCCTGACCTCGATCCTCTCGGGGACCGGGCTGACGGTCACCGGCGATGCGAACAGCGCCCTGACCTCGGCCCTCACGATCCAGGCGACGAGCCGACGCCAGGCGATCGAGCAGCTCATCGAAGCGATCGGCGCGAGCCGCTACTACTGGGTCAACGTCTCGCCGGCGCTCGTCTACCGCGCCACCTCCCTCGGCGCCGCGCCGTTCGTCCTCGTCGACGGTGCCCCGTCGGCCGGCCAGACCGACTACGAGTCGCTCGCCTTCGACACCGACGCGACCGCCTCGGGCACGGCGACGACCCGGGGCGAGGCCATCGTCGTCGGCGCCGACGGCTGGCAGCCCGGCCAGACCGTCACGGTGCACTCGACGGCGCTCGGGCTCACGAACGCGACGTACTACCTCGCCTCCGTCGGCCTGGAGTTTCACACGGCCAGCGTCCGCCGCTGGCGCCTCGGTCTCGGGGCGCCGGCGCGGCTCATCACGACGGCGCTCGCCTCGTCGCCGTCGCTGCCGCCGCCGCGGATCGAGTCGATCGCCCAGTTCGCCGCCTCGATCCGTCCGCCGGCGGTCGTCTCGTCGCTTCCGACGCTGCCGAACGGCCTCTACCCCGCCGGCTCGATCGTCTACCTCACGACCGACGGCAAGCTCTACAAGACGAGCGACGGCACGACCTGGACGACGATCGTCAACCTGGGCGAGCTCGACGGCCAGATCACGGAGACCCAGATCAGCAACGGGGCGATCTCGACTCCGAAGCTCGCGGCGAATGCCGTCACGGCGGACAAGCTCGCCGCGAACAGCGTCGTCGCCGGGAAGGTCGCTGCCGCGGCGATCGGGACGGACGAGCTTGCGGCCGGCGCGGTGACGGCCGACAAAATCGCCGCGAACGCGCTCTGGGTCGGTCAGTGGGCGGGCGATCCGAACAATCTCGTCCCAAACAGCGGCGCAGAACTCGGCTCGACGCATCTCGGCACGACGCTCCTCGGCTGGGCGTTCGACACCGGCTGGGCCACCCGTGTCGGCGCCGGGCAAACGCACAGCGGCGCGGCCAGCTTCCAGTACGTCGCGCCGTCGGCCGGCGTCTCGAACTCCGTCCGTACCGGCTTCATCCCGGTCGAGGGGGGCCGCCGCTACCGGGCCTCGGTCTGGCTCAGCGGCTGGAGCACGAACTCGGCGTCGGCCCAGGGCGCGCTGCAGCTCTCCTGGTTCGACGGTGCGCAGACTCTCGTGTCGACCACGATCATCGCCACGGTCACGGTCGGCGCGAACACGGCATTCCAGCAGATCGTCGGGACTGCCGTCGCCCCGACGAATGCGGCGTATGTCCGGGTACTCGGGATCGCCACGACATCGAACGCCGCCGGAGACCGTATCTACTTCGACGACTTCGGCCTCTACCTCGCGGACAACGACGTCGACCACGCCGGCGGCAACGTCCGGATCGACTCGACCGGAATCACGATCACGAACGGCAAGCTGACGTTCGTCGACAACTACGGCGCCACGGCGATGGACGGCTCGGGCTTCGGGGACGCCTGGCAGGACTTCATCAACGGCGGCGTCTACAACGGGAACTTCTCCCGCGTCTCCGGCTCCACCGCCGCCGGTTGGTCGATCACGAACGGGACGTTTCCCATCAACGTCGTGACCGGTACCGGCTGGGGAAGCGGCAACGCCCTGGAATACGCCGCGTCGGCCGCTTCGACGACGGACAGCTCGGTGACGAGCGACTTCATCGCGATCACCGGCCGCCAGTTCCTGCGCTTGTCGACGTACTGGAAGGTCGTGAGCGGAACCGGTCAGGTGCAGGCGAGCGTGAGGGCCCTCTGGTACGACGCGGGCAAAACGCAGCTCTCGTTCGACGGGGCCGCATTCACTGACGTGCCGGACTTCTGGTATATCGAGACCGATTTGCTGTCCCCGCCGGCCGCGGCGCGGTACGTCAGGTTCCAGGTTCGCCTGCGCTGTCTCTCCGGCGCGGAGACCGTCCGGCTCTACAGCTGCAGCATGATGATGGAGGGCACCCCGACCGGCTTCGTGCCGCCGGGCCTCATCGCCGCCTGGTCCGGCTCGACGCCCCCGAAGGGCTGGGTGCTCTGCAACGGCGCGAACGGCACCCCCGATCTCCGCGACCGGTTCATCGTCGGCGGCAACCTCGCCGGCGGGTCGACTCCGGCGGCCGGTGAGTCGGGCGGCACCGTCTCGCCGCGGTCGGCGCTGCCGACGCATGCGACGCATGCCTCGGCCGGGTCGCATACGCATACGCTCTCGGGCAGCACCGGAACGAACACGGCGTTCACGGTCGTGGCCTCCGGCTCGGGCGCGCAGGTTCCCTCGGACGGCCACATCCACGGCGTCGGCACGCTGGCGACCGGCTCGGCCGGCGGCCACACCCATGACGCGCACTCCGCGCACTCGGTCTACCAGTACTACGTCCTCGCCTGGATCATGAAGGCATGACGAACGCAACCCGCTTTCGAACCGCC